CATCGTTAGTATCAATATTCTTGTACCAACCATTCAGTGCCTCTGTAAAGTTACCGGGGTATATTTTCTTAGCTGATAAATAAGACATTTATTTCTCCTTAGTTTTTATTTACTTATTTTATTTACTAGATACTACCGTCATCTGTTAAGAAACTAAATGCAGTTGTGATGAAGTCCTTATTAAGAATTTCAAAACCAGCGTATAGTTGCCAAATCAGAATGATAAAGCGGCTAAAATCGTCGTTGTTATTAATTAGTACCTGTGCGTTTGGTCCTCCAATTCCAACACCGAGAGATTGTGGTCCAAAGAAGAATCCTTGTGCTACTTCTAATGAAGAATAGCTACTACCACCATCAATAGATGCTGTTACGTTCTTAGTTGGGAAGTTAGTAGTCTCGAAGAACTTAACACCTTCAAACTGAACACCAGTTGGCATAACTGGCTCTCCTGCTAGGAAGTAAGCCTGACCAGCCTGAGGTCCTTGGAAGAAACTAGCGTTGTTAGGAATCATGGGGTTACCCATATACATTCCCTGTCCTGGAGCACCAGAGTAACGAGCGATTTCTCTGAAGTCACTGTCACGACGCAGATGCATCATGAAAGATGGATCAACTAAACAACGATACAGACCATCTGCATATGTTGGAACGTTACGCTTACGTAAGTCTTTAACAACAGTTAAAAGGTCAGTCTTAACTGAGAACTGCTGTACTTGATTACCATATTCTGCTGCTGTATATGAAATACGTCCAGAAGAATCTTTTGTTTTGCTACCGGCAAAATAATATCCACCCTGTGTAGAGGAGGATAAACCGTTAGCTTCTGCTTTTGCAAGTTCGTCGATGAAGACTCTATCACGCCACCTTCTATAATCGTCTAAAAGGGTTAGAGAGCCTATAGACTGGTGGAACATGTTTAAGTTACCAGTGTCTAAAAGAAGACGTTGTGCTGTAACTAATGTTTCACGAGCTATCTTGAATGTGCTTGGCTGTGTAGCATCACCTGGATCTGCAGGACCTGTGTACTCTTTAAGTACTACAAGTACCTTCTCTTTTGTGATGTTACGGCTATTTGCGGTACCAATTGTCTGATCAGAAATACGCTCTCTAGAATCTTTCGTACCTGGTGTACCCCAGAATTTGTATCTATCAAGCTGAACGGTTTGACCAGGCTGTCTGCTGAAGTCATGAACAACAACAGGTTCGGTAGCCATTTCCGCAACATAAGCTGGGTGGGGACGATATAGTTCCGCACCTAATATTTTTGGAAAGTCATTATCAATGAACACTTTGCTTTATCCTCCAAAGGCGGCAGTAATGTTTTTATCGGGTAAAAGAATTAGACGTATTTAGTCCTATCTATAAATTAAATTTTAGCAGTACATAATTTTTTACAAACAAAAGTATGCACTGCTACAGAGCTTTGCTCTATTCCATCACGAATAATTTATTCTGTACGGTATTTGGTTGTGCTTGATTAAGCATTCTCCATGCATTCTGTGGGTCACGACTCATTGTCTCAGTGAATGTACCCCAGAAGTTTTCTGGCTGCTGTGGTGCAGCTGCCTCAGGAGGAGCTGGAAAGTTAGCCGCTGGCTGTGTTGCAGAAGTATTTATACCTTCAGCAACTGGAGCTGTTGGATAACCTTTTGACTCTAATTCCTGCTCATTCTCATAAACAGGGCATGGTCCTTCTGGTCCAAAGTACTTAAGCGTATAGTCACTTAATACATCTGGGTTAGTAAGTATCTCGTTATAAGCTAGATTCTCTTGATGTTCCTGAACTGCGAAATCTGCATATCCTTTTATCAATCCTTGTGCTTGGTTACCCCATTGAACAGCACTATCTAGCATCCCTTCTAGGTTTAGGGCGTACTGGTTTAGAACGGCTGGTGCCTCTACCCCGAACGCGTCCATCACCTGTCTGCTTTCTGGACTCATTCCTATCTGTGTCTGGATTGCGTCTAGCTCCGCCGCTGAGAGATTCGAGGAGGTTTGGGAAGAGTTGGCTGAGGATACCTGGCTGGCTGACAAGGTCTGGGGAGCCGATGCTGGCGTAGTTAGGCCGCTGTTGGCTTGTCCGTAATTCGCTGGTGCGTATTGTGTCTCCGTCTGAGAGGGTTGACCCTGGAACGGGGATTGAACTGGTGTACTCAGGACGTTCATTACCTTGTTGAACGCCGATTCCCATGGATTGCCCTCCGGTGCCGCCGCCGGTTGGGATTGGGGGGCGTACTGAGTAGGGCTTGATTGGTAGCTGGGGGCTGCCTGAGGTACCGCTTGTGGGTAGCTCGTACCCACTTGATAAGCCTGAGGTGCCGGTGCCTGAGTTGGTGCCGGTGCCTGTGGAGCCTGTGCCACGTAACTGCTTGGAGCTACTGTCGCTGCTGGTGCTTGGCTCATCTGTGGGGTCGATTGGACGGTAGCGTCCTGCATAACTCATCTCCTTTTGTAATGCTTCTAATGTTCGATACAGATATGGTGTTAAATCCAATCTTGGATCTGCAGCCATCGGTAAATCCGGTGATTGCGGATGAGGGGTCTGCATCATTCCCCCCACTAACTTTGCAAACTGAGAGTATGCACCCTGCAGTTCGTTCACCATCCTGAAAGGGAACCCTGATAACATGGCCGCCCTTTCCTCGTCCGTTTTAGACGGAAAGAGGTATTTCAATGCTTCTATGCTATCAACGCCTAATTCTTGAAGATTCCTTACAACAATAGAATTATTCAGTGTATCTTGTGTTGAATCTTCGTAAACCGGACCAAGCCATCTCCACTGAATGCTGACATCCCCGTCAGGGATTAAACCTTTAACTCCGGGTGGTATCTGCTGAGCCTGTAAAGAAGCCATGAGTAACTGCTTTATCTGCTCCTCATAAAACTTCATAGCTCCTTCATATAATTCCATTTCTTCTGGAGAAGCATCCTCAGGTAAATCAACTGGTTTTTCTAACCCAACAGCAGCAGCTAATGTCTCACGGAAGAGTTGCTCTTCTTGGAAAATAATTAACTCTAAGCAACGACATAAACCATATGTATATATAGAAGCAGACTTTTTCTTAGCAGTGGCTGCAACTCTACCAAATAGAGATTTATATTCAGTGGCTGTTACTCCAGCTGATATTGACAACTCGTCAACACCACCTAATGCTGTTCTTATTTCTTCTCTATATTGTCTAGAGAAAGAATTCTGATCACCAGTGATAGCGTCAGGAACAATGTAACCTACACGATCATTTGGTTCTAAATTAGCTATGACTCTGGGTACTCGTATTTGTCCATCAACACCACGAGCTAGAGGATCAGCTTTAAAACGAGACTGGCTTAATGGATTCATTCCTGCAAAACCAGAGTTAGCTGCAATGGATGGCCTTTGAACAACAGACTCTCCTGACTCCATTAAATCTGTTTTAGGTCTTGAGGATAATAATGTAGGATTTCCAAAGAACTGAACGTTTTTACGCATAGTGCGTATCATTTCATCATGAGTGCAGATATGATTAGCTAACGCATCAAATTCACCTACGCCTTCAGCTGCGAATCCTTTTGCATTATTGAATATCTCTACACAAGGAATAAATCCTAGAGTATTAGTAAATGTCTTAGTTTTACCAGCTAATCCCTGATAGGTGGAATCAAAGGATATTTCACCTTCAGAATGGGTCTCTTGTATTATTTTCTTCTTAATAGATAATCTTATATATCTCTTAGCTCCTCCTGCCCCTAACATATCAGGACCACTAATACTTTGATTAATTACCTCCTGTTGATAACCTGAGCCATGTCTTACTTTATAGCTATAGATAATTACAACTTCATCAAGCTGGCCGTCAATATTGTAATAGCTTCTATATTCATGCTTACGAAAATAATATAGTCTGTAGTTAGTCTTAGTGGGTCTGATGTAAAAAATACCTTGTCCATCACAAAGAAAATAATCCCATATAGAATCTAGTCTAGTATCAAGCTGGTTATATTTAATCACTCTATCTACGAAATCTTTTCTTTGATTTCCAAAGTTATCCTGAGCTGGGAAGAATTCTACACCTTGTCTGATTCCGAAAAGTTTCATCTGGGCAAGATGTGAAGCCACTATCCCAGTGTCTATCATTCCTCCACCATCTTTATTGAGGTAAGAGTCTATTATCTCTTTTAGTCTAGTTTTTGGATCGTTGTTACCCATTACTATTTTTTACGCTTACCTTTATACATCTTAGCAGCTCTAGCCGCTTTGCCAGCCTTTGCTGCCGTTTTCGTATTCTTTACGAACTGTTTTCCTTTTCTACTACCAGCTCTTTTTTTACGATCGGTTTCTTCTCTTTCTTTTTTAGAAAGTTTTGCCCAAGCACTTTCTGGTAGATAACGCTTGGTATAACCTTTTCGAATAGCTTTATCAGCCATCTTTCTTCTTCATGCCTTTAACAAAATCAGCAAGAAAATCTTGCATAATATCTGCTTGTCCAGCATGTAGTTTAGATGCTTTTCTTAATTGGCCAGGGATGGCCTTTATCTTTGCGGGAATTTCCATGTTACTTTTTAGAATCTTTATACTTTTTAGCGGCAGATTTTGCCTTCTTTCTTTTTTCGTATTCGTCCTTTGTCATCCATTTTTCTTTACCCCATTTCTTCAGGTCTTTTTGTTTCTTGCCTTGTCCTCCTCTATAGCCTCCACCAGCTTTTTTATAAGAGGCGGCAACCATTTGAGCTTTTCTAGCACTCCACTGACCGGGCTTTCCACCCTTACTGCCCGCCGTAATACGTTTTTTTATTCGTTCACGAAGGGCAGGTTTAGTATATTTTGAATCATCTTGTGCCATCTCTAACTAACCATCTTGTTACCATAATTCCCTATTGGAAAAGCAGTGCTAGATAATGTTCTAGGCATTCCGTACAAAGGTATGTCTTCATCTCTAGGTTTTAACTCTGGTATTGGATTACCACTAGGATCTACAGGAGCATTGTGATCAGCAGGATTATGTCCTCCTGGGGTTCTATATCTAGGTATACCATTAATTGTGAAAGTAGGGTCATGACTGCCATGAGCCAACTTCATTCCTTCCATATTTCCCACCTGTCCCATACTTCCCAAACCGACTGCAAGAGGCACAGGATTAGTTCCTTGTGCAGGATTCAGATTTGGTAAAGGTCTACCTTCTTTTTTATATGCTTCGATAAGACGGTTCATATCTTGAGGAGTTACTCCTCGTGTCGAACTTAAGGCTCCTTGAAACACTCCGCTGTTTCCCGGTCCTGCCCCGCCACCAAAATTAAACATGATTTACACCATACTTTTTTAGTATTCTACTCTTCGTTTATTTCGTATTTAAAAGGATCGTTCAATCTATTCAAAAGTAAACCTGGTCCTTTCACGTTCCATTCAATCAAGTCTCCGTCAATCCAACCTAGTTCATTATGTATTTCTTCAGGTAAGTTTAGTGATAGCTCACCGTCTGAGGCTTCTCTTACTTCTAAAACATAACTCATTTGTCTATAAGCTTTTCTACCAGTTTATCAAGCTTATTATGGATTGCTCTAAAATGATCATTCATTTCCTGCAATTCTCTTACGAAATCCACTTTCAAAACATACTCCAATGGCATACGGTTTACATGTTCTTCTAAGGCGTTAATACGTAATCTCTGATTCTCTACTCTTTGTATAGCATCTTTTAATCTCTCACGATG